GGTAGTGCGAACCCCGGGCTTTAATTAGCGTCTGGCACGGAAATTGATTGACGAGAATGGTTATTAAATGAAAATCGAGCAGATTAAAACCGAAAAGCTAATCCCTTACGCCAGAAATTCGCGGCTACATTCGCAAGAACAAATCGCGCAAATCTCAGCGTCTATTCGAGAGTTTGGCTTCAACAATCCCGTCTTGATTGACAAGGACCACGGCATCATTGCGGGCCACGGGCGCGTGTTGGCCGCGCAGAAACTTGGCCTTGATGAAATCCCATGCTTGCGCCTTTCGCACCTGACGGACATTCAGAAGCGGGCATACATCATTGCTGACAACCGTCTAGCCGAAACGGGCGGCGGTTGGGATACCGAACTGCTGGCGCTTGAAATTGAAGACCTGCGGCTTGAGGATTTCGATATTGACCTGACGGGGTTTGATGCGGCTGCGCTGGCGAGTATGTTCGATGACGTTGATGAGTTGGATGGAATGCCAGATTTGCCAGAGGGTGACAAAGAGCCTTTTCAGCAAATGACATTTACCCTTCACGACGAACAAGCAGAACAGGTCAGTATTGCACTCAAGCAAGCCAAATCAGTAGGTGAATTTGTCGGCTCACTAAACGAAAACAGCAACGGCAACGCATTGGCGCGGATTTGCGAAACCTACCTGACTCACAATGCCTGAGTACACGGCCAAGGACATACGTGTTGCGCCAATAAAGTCGGCTGATGCAAATGCGTTGGTAAAGCGTGTTCATTACAGCGGGAAAGTGGTGCAAAACAGCCAACTTCATCTTGGCGTGTTTCTCGGCAATCGGCTTGAGGGCGTTATGCAGTTCGGCCCTAGCCTAGACAAACGCAAAATGCTTGGGTTAGTTGAGGGAACTTCGTGGAACGGTTTTATTGAATTGAACCGAATGGCATTCTCGGATGCCTTGCCAAGAAACAGCGAAAGCCGAGCCATTGCCGTTGCTATGCGCCTTATTCGCCAGCACTACCCGCACATCGAATGGGTCGTCTCTTTTGCGGACGGCACCCAATGTGGTGACGGCACCATTTACCGGGCGAGCGGGTTTGTGTTGACGGGGATCGTGTCATCGGTAAATTTGGTAAAGCGGGCGGATGGCGTCGTCATTCATAAAATGACGCTCGAATCGAATCCGACATCACCGCGCCCCGAATTGGGCGGGCGATCCTATTACGCAATAACTGGCGGGCGTTACAATTTGGCGGCATACGCAAAAGCAACCGGAGGCGTAACGCTACCCGGCTACCAGCTTCGCTACATCTACTTTATCAACCCCGCAGCCCGAGAGCGCCTCACCGTGCAGATCCTGCCGTTCAGCAAGATCGACGACATGGGCGCGGGCATGTATCGTGGGAAATCCATTACGCGCGCCAAACGGCAGGAACCGGAGTACCCCTCCGGTCTGGGCGGTTCGACTCCGACCGGCACGCTCCATCCTTCAGCGTCCGAAGCAGGCGAATCTGCCGACCAGGCAGACAGCGGCGGTGCGACACCGACCCGGACGCTCCAAACATAATGGCCACCACTGCCGACGACGAAATCTACACCGGCAAAGGCGGACGCCGACCGGGAGCGGGCGCGCCGAAGGGCAACAACAACCGCCACGGCGGGGGCGCGTTGGGGAGTGAAGGCACTAAGGCCAATCTCGTCATCAAGAACGCCCGCGCAAAAAAAGAAATGTACCTAGCCAATCTTGCCGAACTTGAATTCAAGCAAAAGCAGGGCGAGCTAATCCACGTCGAATCCGTCTTCAAGGTCATCGATACCGCTGCCACGTCGTGCCGCGAACATCTCATGGGCATACCGGGCCGCTTTGCCTCCATCTTCGCGGCAGAGGTGGACGCCATGAAGATTGAGCAAGACCTGGAGTCTGAAATCAGAACCGCTTTGCAGCATATCGCCGATGCAAAAGATCGTTTCTGACCGCGCTTGCTGGCTACGGTTTCTGGAGCGCATCCAGCCCGAGCCAATTCTGCTGGTGTCCGAATGGGCGGACCGCAATCGCATCCTGCCGAGCAAGGGCGGCTCTGAGCCGGGGCCGTGGCGCACCTCGCGCACGCCCTATCTCAAGGGCATTCTGGATGCCTTGTCGACGGGTTCGCCGTATCACACCGTCGTCTTTGCCAAGGGTTCGCAGATTGGCGCATCCGAGGCCGGGTTGAACTGGCTGGCCTACTGCATCCACCACGCACCCGCGCCGATGTTGATGGTTCAACCCACGCTGGATATGTGCAAGCGCATCAGCAAGCAACGCATCCAACCGATGATTGACGAGACGCCGTGCCTGTCGGAGCGCATCGCGGAAAGTCGGGCGCGGGATGCCGGAAATACGCTTTTCCAGAAAGACTTTCCAGCCGGTACCTTCGTCATGACCGGCGCGAACAGCGCAGCGGGCCTCCGATCCATGCCCGCCCGCTACCTGTTTCTGGATGAAGTGGACGCCTACCCTGGCGACGTGGAAGGCGAGGGCGATCCCATCGAGCTGGCCATTGCCCGAACCTCCACGTTCAAGCGCAATCGCAAAATCTACCTGTGCAGCACGCCGACGATTGAAGGCCAGTCCCGCATCTGGTCCGCTTTTGAGCAGACCGATCAGCGTTATTACTTTGTGCCGTGTCCGCATTGCGACGAATATCAGCGCATTGAGTGGGGCCGCATTGTGTGGAATGAAGGCCACCCTGATGAAGCCGCGCTCGCGTGTGAGCATTGCGGCGTGATGATCGAAGAACGCTACAAAGGTCAGATGCTGGCCCGTGGTGAATGGCGATCCACGCATGACGGTCAGGATGCCCGTGTTGCCGGGTTTCACTTGTCATCGCTCTATGCGCCCCCGGGGTGGTATTCATGGTCAGATGCTGCAAAAGAGTTTGCCAGCGCCAAAGGCTTCCCGGAAAAGCTGCAATCGTTCATCAACACCAAGTTGGGTGAATGTTGGGAGGACCGCACCGGCGAAAAGATAGACCAATCCGGCCTCATGGCACGGCGCGAACAATGGGACCACGTACCCGAGGACGTGGTACTGATAACCGCTGGCGTGGACGTGCAGGGCGACCGCCTGGAAGTCTCGATCATCGGTTACACCGCCAAAGACCAGAGCCGCGTGCTGCATCACCTCCGCCTATACGGCAATCCCGGTGAGCCGAAAATCTGGCAAACGCTGGATGACCTGCTGCTGCAACCGCTGATGACCGAAACCGGGGCGCTCATGTCGATTCGCGCCGCCTGTATCGACTCGGGCGGTCATCACACGCAAGAGGTCTACCGCTTCTGCGGCGAACGCATCGGTCGTCGCGTCATGGCCATCAAGGGTCGGGCCGGTCCGCATCCGATCTGGCCCACCAAGCTCAGCAAGGCTAGGCTTCGACACGGGGCCAGTCTGCACCTGGTCGGCGTCGATACCGCCAAGGATGTCATTCACTCCAGCCTGTCGGTCATCGACCCGGCGCTGCCCAAATACGTGGCCTTTGCTGCTGGCCTGCCCGAGGATTACTTCGGCCAGTTGGTCTCCGAGCGGCGCATCACCAAGTTCAACAAGAACGGCCAGCCGATCCGGTCATGGGTGAAGAAATCCGGCGACCGCAACGAGGCGCTGGACTGTTTCGTCTATGCCTTGGCGGCGTTAAAGATGCTGGAATCCATGAAGCCGAACCTGTTGCGCTTTGCCCGCCCGCAGTATTCCGCCCCCAAACCCAAAGCCACCCCCGACGCCGAGACAGCGCCACCCCGTCCACCCGCGACCAGACGCACATCGAGCGCCATTTTATGAAGATTGAGATTACGGCTGACAGCAAGGGCGTCCAAAGCTATTTCGAGAGCGTTGCCAAACGTCAGATGCCGTTTGCCTTGATGCGAACCATCAATGATCTGGCTTTCAAGGTGCGGGAAGACGTGCATCAGGCAATGGGCGGGGTATTTGACCGGCCCAAACCCAACTTTACCCTCCGTTCCATCGTGGTTGAAAAAGCCACCAAGGGCAATCCATCGGCCTGGGTGGGTCTGCGCAAAGATGGCGGCTTCCGTCAATCACTGAGTCATCACTTCATGGGCGGCGGTCGTCGTTTCAAGAAGTTTGAAGGCTGGCTGCGGGCCATGAATGTCATCAGCACCGGCATCATTGCGGTGGCTACCGATAATGCCCGCAAAGACGCCTATGGCAACCAGGCATTAAGTGAGATTCGCGCCATCATGTCGGCATCGTGGCGCATGGATCGTGTCAGCAAGGGCTTTTCGGCCACCATCACCCGTGGGCGCGGCAAGCGAGCCGCCGCCATCGGCTATTTCATGATTCCGACGCGCAACCAGAAGGGGCTGGAACCCGGCGTATATCGACGCATCCGCGCAGGCAAAGGCACCGCCGTGCAGATGGTCGTGGCGTTCGTCAAACCCGGCCAATACGACCGCGTGATTCAACTGGAGGACATTGCCGCACGGGCTGGCGTGAATGTCAGCGCGACCTTCGCCAAGCATCTTCGTAATGCCATCGCTACTGACAAAGCACTCAACCGCACCCTATCCCGATAAAACACAATATGTTGTGTCTCACGGCTTGACAAAACACAATATGTAGTACAATGGCCCCTGAATCCTTCAGGAGCTTGCGATGAAAGCCATCCTCAATTTCGCCATATCCTGGCTGATTACCCGCTACACCGACGACGCCCTTCAGCGGGCCGATGTTGAGCGCATCAAGCGGTTCATCGAGGCGCAAGAGTCCGAGGCCATCACCAAGGCCATCAAGCATGAGCGCACGGCTGCGCTGGTCAAGACCATCACGAACGATCTCAGCAGCAACTTGGTTGACTGGATCATCCGCACCATCCTCTACCTGATTCGGGTGACACGATGACTACCAACACAGGCATGAACTGGCAGGCGGTGATGTGGTTGGCCATGTCAGCAATTACCGCAATGGAAACCGGGACGGAGCGTCACGTGTTGCTGGGTGTTGCGATGGTGGTCATGGCCATTGTCGCGTGGCGCACCGCCGGCAGCGGGCTGACCCGAAAGGAATCCGCAGAAATCCTCGACACGACCGCTGACATTCAGGACGTGCTGAAAGAAGGCCGCGATGAAAATTAACCGCGCCGGTCTGGATCTCATCAAGGACTTTGAAGGCTTGCGCCTGGTCGGCTACCGCTGCCCCGCCGGTATCCCCACCATCGGCTATGGCCACACGGGGCCGGAGGTCCGCGTCGGTCAGCGCATCACGCAAGCCCAAGCCGACGCCTACCTGGCCAATGACCTTGCCCGCTTTGAGCGCGGCGTCCAGCAAGCCTTGGGCGAAACGCCCACCACCGAGAATGAATTTGCCGCGATGGTCAGCCTCGCCTACAACATCGGCCTCGGTGCTTTTGGCAAATCCTCTGTCCTGCGACATCACAAAGCCGGTCACCGGCTCCGCGCAGCGGCCAGCTTCCTGCTCTGGGTAAAAGCCGCCGGCAAAACCCTTCCCGGCTTGGTCCGCCGCCGCAATGCGGAAAGGAAGCTCTACCTCTCATGAAAGACGAGTTCCTCACTCAAGTCATGATCGGCGTGCTGATTTCAGCCGTCTTTGCCTTGGGCCTGTCCGGCCTCCTGTATTGGATGCTGACGTGAAAGACCCGTATCACCAAATGATGGCCGAGGTGGTCGGGTACCTACTTTTTTTAGTCGTCTTTGTCATCGCCCTCGCGTTGGCCGCCTGCGCCCCGGTGCAGATTGCGCCGAATCTCAAGATACCCGAAGCCAAAGCCTGCCCGACTCTGGTGATGCCGCCCATCGGCACCGATTGCCTGCTGGACATCCAGGGCGACAAAGTAACCGCCAACGATTGCGGCGATACGCTGCTGCGCGGCTATGTGCGGGCGCGATCCTTACTCAAACCGGGTGCAGTTGCCACATCAGCCCCGCAGTGATTGAAGACGAGGAACTTAAATATGGCGAGTATCAACCACGTTCAATCAGACAGTACGGACTCATGGCTCACCTCTCTTGTGAAATGGATTAGGAGCAGATCAATGAGCGACTGGCTGAAGATTATCGGAACGGTGGTGGTGGCGGTCTTCGCCGTATGGAACATGGTGCAACAGCACGAATACCGACTCGGGCAACTGGAGGATGGATTCAAGACTCACTTGGAAAAGCAAGACGACAAGTATCGCGAGATTCAAAAAAGTCTGCGCGAGATTGACCTGACATTGACCCGGCTGACCACCGTCAATGGCCGATGACGCCGACCGCGCCCAGGAGTATCTCGACCGGGCCATGCGCCGTTATCAAACGCGGCCCATCACGCCACACGCGCAGTTCCGGCAGTCCAATTATTGCAATGACTGCGGCGATGATATTCCGCTGGCACGCTTGAAGATTTTCCCCTACGCCGTCCGCTGCGCTGAATGTCAGGGCTACTATGAGAAGGACCGTGGCTGATCCGATTGATGCCTTGGAAGTGATGATCTGCGACACCCTGCAAGCCGCCCAGGCTGACGGCATCGTGTCCGAAGTCCGCGCCAAAATACAGGCATGGCGCGTCAAGTTCGGCGGTGATGAGGTCTACATTGCCCGTCGCGCTCACCTGGTCAGGCAGGCCCGCATTGCCGAATTGTCCAGCAAGGGACTGACGCCTGCTGAAATATCCGCCCGTCTCGGCGTCACACGGCAAACCGTCCATAACGCCCGCAAATCTTCCGCCATCCTGTAAAGCGTTTCCCCCTAAAACGCTTGACGCCTGCCGCGTAAAAAGTGCGGCATGGCATACACCCAAACCCAGCTTGACACCATTGAGGCGGCTATCGCTTCCGGCACCCTGCGCGTTGAAATCGACGGGCGGGTGGTGGTGTATCAATCGCTGGAGGCACTGACCAAGCTCCGCGACCAGATGAAGGCCGAGTTGGGTGTCGCATTGCCAACCACGGCCCGTGGCCGCGCTTGGCGTCCGCTGACGAGCAGCGGGCTATGAGTGCTGTTCCTGTCTTGCTAGACCAGTACGGCAAGCCAATCAGCAATGTCGTGCCGTTTCGCGGCAAGGATGTAGCTACGCGCCGCTACGACGGCGGCTCTCGCGCCCCCCGTCTCTCGAACTGGCTGGCTCCGGCAACCGATGCGAATGCCGCGATTCAGACCCCCGGCGCACTCCGCAACCGATCCCGCGATCTGGTCCGCAATAACCCGTGGGCGGCCAAAGGCATCGGCGTCATCGTCAATAACACGGTCGGTTACGGTATCCGCGCCCAACTCAAAGCGCCGAGCGCGTTACGCACCCGGCAAGCGCAAAGCCTGTGGAATGCCTGGGCAGAGACCACCTCTTGCGATGCGGACGGCATGCACGATCTTTATGGTCTGCAAGCCATCGCCATGCGCTCCCTGGCTGAGTCGGGCGAATGCCTGATTCGCATGCGCTCCCGCCGCGCAGAAGACAACCTCCCAGTCCCGTTCCAGCTTCAGGTGATTGAACCGGATTTGCTGGTGGATGACCTCAGCGGCATCACTACCGTTCAGCTTTCCGGTGCCGTTGGCAACAACGTCATTCAGCGCGGCATCGAGTATGACCCGCTCGGTCGTCGCGTGGCGTATTACCTCTACAAAGTCCACCCCGGTTCTGACCTGATTAACCTCTCGCCTGCGCAATACACCCGCGTCCCGGCAGAGGACATCATTCATCTCTATCGGAAGGATAGGCCCGGTCAGGAACGCGGCGTGCCGTGGCTGGCCTCCGTCATCGTCACCCTGCGCGAGCTGGGTATCTATGACGACGCCATGCTGAAAAAGGCGCAGATACAAAACCTGTTTGCGGGCTTCATGTACTCGGACGATCCGAGCGACATGGCTGACGAGATGGATGACGAAATCCCCGATCTGCAACCCGGCACCATCTACATGATGAAGAGCGGGCGGCGGATTGAATTCTCCTCACCACCCCCCGCCGCTGAAGACCCGCAATTCCGCGATGCCTGCTTGCGCCGTGTCGCCGCTGGCCTCGGCATTACCTTCGAGGCGCTCACCGGCAACCTGTCCGAAGTCAATTTTTCCTCCGCCCGTCTCGGCGCGATGGAGATGGGCCGCAACATCGAGTCCTGGCAGTGGAGCCTGTTTATCCCGCGCTTCTGCCACGGCGTTTTCGAGTGGTTCAAACAAACCATTGCCATTCAGGGCATCAATACCACCGACCTCAGCGCCGAGTGGACACCGCCCGCCAGAACCCTGGTGGACCCGAACAAGGAATGGAACGCGCTACTGACTGCGGTCAGGGCCGGATTCATGACACTGCCTGAAGCCATCCGTTCGCAAGGCTACGACCCCGACACCGTTCTGGCTGAACAAGCCGAATACCTACAAAAACTCGATGCCGCTGGCGTGATTGTTGAGAGCGACTACCGCTTCGACGCCAAGCCGAAAGTCAGCGCCACCGATACGCAAACAGGAGCGATCAATGCCTGAAAAAACCAAGCAACTGCCCATGCTTTCGACACGGGCAGCAGTTCAGTCGCAAACCTACAGCGAAGAAAACCGCACCGTTGAGCTGGTGTGGACGACCGGCGCTCAAGTACGTCGTTACGACTGGTGGGAAGACCAAGCCTACTTTGAAGAGCTAACCGTTGATGAAAAGTCGATTCGCATGGAGCGACTCAACAACGGAGCGCCACTACTTTCAAACCATCGTAGCTATTCGCTGAATGATGTTCTCGGCGTTGTCGAGAAAGCATGGATTGACGGCAACGAGGGCCATGCACTCGTTCGCTTTAGCGACCGCGAGGAAGTGGCGCCCATCATCAGCGATGTCCGTTCTGGCGTCTTGAGAAACATCAGCGTCGGCTACCAGGTGCATTCCTACGAGGTCGAGAAATCTACCGAACGCGGCGGAATGCCGACGTATCGGGCAACAGATTGGGAACCGATGGAACTCTCCATCGTAACCATTCCTGCGGATGCGTCCGCGCAAATCCGAGGCTCACAAGAGCTTTACCCAGTTTTAATCAACCATAGGAGTCCGGTAATGGAACCTGATGAAAACACTCCGGTAGACAATACACCGGAATCTCCCGCTGCAACCCCTGTTGCACCCGACGCAAACGAAATCCGCGCCCAGGTTCGCAGTCAGGAATTGTCCCGTATTGCCTCCATCCGTGATGCCGTTCGCAAGGCGAAATTGGATGACGCATTTGCCGACAAGCTGATCGACAAAGGCATCAGCATTGACGAAGCCCGCGCCTCCGTTCTAGATGCCATGGCCGCCAAGTCTGACGCCAGCGCCACGCCAAGCCATATCGAAATGGGTAAGACCCATGAAGAGAAAGCCTTGCGCGGTATGGAAGAAGCCCTGCTAGCCCGCGCCGGTCTGGTCAAGCACGAAGACCTCAACGGCAACGAGTTCAGAGGCATGCGCCTGTCTGACTTCGCCAGAATGTCTCTGGAAAAGTCCGGCCAGAACGTGCGTGGCATGAGCTACGACAGCATCGCTCAGACCGTTCTCCGTAATGGCCAGACCACCAGCGACTTCCCGGTGCTGCTGGAAAACGTCATGCACAAGACTCTGCTGGCCGCGTATCAGACGGCACCCGACACCTGGCGGCAGATTGCCCGCGTGGGTTCGGTGTCCGACTTCCGCGCCTGGAAGCGTCTGCGCGGTGGCTCACTGGCTAACCTGACCGCGGTCAACGAAGCGGGCGAACTGACCAACATGCCGATCAGCGACGCGACTGCTGAAAGCGTACAGGCCAGCCGCTACGGCAACATCATCAGCGTCACGCCGGAAACCATCGTCAACGATGACTTCGACTGGATTGCTAATCAGTCCACCGCGCTAGGCCGCGCCGCCGCTCGCACGATTGAGGCAGCGGTTTACGCCAAGCTGATTGCCAACCCGAACATGTCGGATGGCAACGCACTGCTGAGTTCCGCTCACGGCAACATCCAGACGGCGGGTGGCGCGATTAGCGTGGCCGCTGTGGATGCAGGCCGCGTCGCCATGGCCCAGCAGATGGACAACGATAGCAATGACTATCTGAACATCCGCCCCAGCATCCTGCTCTGCCCGATCAGCATGGGCGGCAATGCCCGCGTGGTCGCTGGCTCCCAGTATGACCCGGACTCAGCGGCTCGCCTGTTGGTGCCGAACAAGGTCAACGGCCTTATCAGCACCGTCATCGACACGCCGCGTCTTAGCACGGGCTGGTATCTGTTGGCTAACCCGACCGATGCGCCGGTCATCGAAGTGGTCTTCCTCGACGGCAACCAAAACCCGCGTATCCAGCAGGAAGAGTCATTCCGCACCAAGGGCTTGTCCTGGTCGGTTGAGCTGCCCTTCGGTGTCGGCATCGTCGATTATCGCGGCATCTACTGGAACGATGGGGCCTGATCCCCAGCGGACTGAATCGGGGCGGTTCGCCGCCCCACCAGCTAACTCTTTGAGGAACGCAAATGGCTAACAATTTCAAATCATCCGGTGATGTCATCACTTGGACCAACAGCACCGGCTCTGCCGTTGAATCAGGGCAAGTCGTGGTCATCGGCAAAACGATGGGCGTGGCGGCGGTGGATATTGCCAACGGTGCCAGCGGCTCTGTGTATCTGGAAGGCGTCTTCACCGTGCCGAAAGTCTCCGGCGCGGTGATTGTCCAGGGTGAAAACATCATCTGGGACGCTTCCGCAGGCAAGTTTGACGACAATCTGGCGACCCCGGCAGCGGGCGATGTCAGTAACTGCGTTATCGCATGCGAAGCCGCAGGGAATGGCGTGACCACTATCCGTGCGGACTTTGACCGTCGCATCGGTACGGTTGCGACCGGCAGCTAATCGTGACCAGCGCCTTTGACCAACTCGCCAGCCAAGCCCACGGTTCTCTGGATCGTGTGTTTGGCAGCGCCGTCAGCATTGACGACGTGCAAGGCACAGCAATTGTCACGCCTCAAGACGACATGATGCTGGGCAATACGGTGCAGATGGTCAACGGCGCTCACTTGATGTTCCGTGCAGCGGATTTCCCTGCAATCGAAGTGCGGTCAGCCGTGACCGTGGGCGATACCGAGTACACCGTGATCGAAATCGATGACGTGGACTCGGCAGGCATTCGCAAGGCCAGGATGGCCCCGGCATGAACATCAGCGGCATCGTCACGCAACTGGAAACCGTCGAGGGACTCAACGGCAAGGTCGTCGTCGGCTTACCGCCAGAAACGGCCAGCCTGTCCAACGGCCCTGCTGTCTGGATCACCGATCTGGCGGAAACGGCGGGCGCGAATCCGCGAGTCAATAAGCCAGCCATCCAGCGCATCGAGGTTCGCCTCGGACTGGTGATGGGGACCGCGACGCTGGATGACCTACTCCCCCTGCGCGATGCAGTCCGGGACGCGATCATCGACTACCAACCCGAAAGCAATGGCGACCCGATCACCTACCGGGCAGGCCGCATGGAATTTCTGGATGCGGGCTACACGGTATGGCGCGATGAGTATGCCTACAGCTTCTACTTTGACCACCTGGAGGCCACCTGATGGCGACATGGACCAAAGACCCGGCAACGGGTGAACGCACCTTGCTGACACCGGCCACGGCCCCCAAGGCCCGTTGCTGTGTCGAAGTGGCCGAGGTGAAAGCCAAGACCACGAAGAAAACCTTCATGCCCGAACCGCTACCGACAGAGCCGACGGATGAAACCTCACACGAAAGTATTGATTAAGACGCTCATCCGCGTGGCCAAGGGGGCTATCAGCGCCCTTGAGGACTGGATGAAAGAGGCCGAAAAAGCCTGAACTGATTTTTTAACACCACGACGGGCACCCGTCCTGACGCCTTCGCAGAAGGCACTCAGGCCACAGCGACCCCGGCTTAAAACCCGGAGTCCGCTATGGCCCTGTTTATGAACAAAACCCTGGTGGCGCTGAAGAAGGAAACGACCTTCGGCACCGCTGCAACGCTGGCAGGCACCGACTGCTTCCTGGTCAGCAATGTCTCACTCACCCCGCTGGCTGGCAATACCGCCACCCGCGATTTCGTCCGGCCTTACTTTGGCCAGTCGTCCAGCATCCAACTCGATCAGCACGTCGAGCTGAGCTTTGATGTCGAACTGGCGTCCTCGGGCACGGCGGGCACCCGGCCAGCCTATGGCGATGCGCTGATGGCGTGTGGCTTCGACGAAACCATCACCTCGTCCACGGACACCGAATATACCCCGGTATCCGCCGATTTTGATTCCGTCACCATCGAAGTCTTCATGGACGGCATCAAGCACCAGATCACGGGTGCGCGGGGTAGTTTCAGCCTGTCGATTGCACGCGGTGCGATTCCCAGCCTCTCGTTCAATTTCATGGGCAACTATGTGGCCCCGGCAGACGCTTCACCGCTGACGCCGAACTTCAGCGACTTCAAGATTCCGAAGGGTGCCAACAGCGCCAATACCCAGACCATCACCCTCTTTGGTGAAGACCTGTGTACCGAATCGTTCGCGCTGGAATTGGCCAATAACCTCGTCTACCGCGATCTTCCCGGCTGCGATCCGGCGGCCCTCATCACGGACCGCGCCCCGACCGGCACGCTGGTGTTTGAGATGACCACCGTGACCAGCTACGCCTGGGTGGAAGCCGCCAGAACCAAAACCTCCGGCGCATTCCAGATCATCCACGGCACCGGCGCAGGGTCCATCGTCCAGATCGACGCCCCCGCCGTCACCATCAACCCGCCGAGCTATTCCGACAGCGATGGCGTGCTGATGCTCTCCGCGCCGATGGTGTTCGAGCCGACCAGCGCCGGCAATGACGAACTGGTTCTGACCTTCAAGTAAACGCCCGGACAGGCAGTCGCATCACGACCCTGAGTCCAGGGCTGTCTACAGCGCCCCCCGCCGCTGGTGATGAAGCGGGGGACTCATTCCCTAAACAGACAGATAGGTAAACCCAATGGCATTTGTCCTCAAACCCAAAAGCGAAGGCTTTTATTACGGGGTGATTCTCCCCGTCGTCAACGAGTCCGGTGCATCCCAGGCCATCAAGTTTGAAATGAAGTTCAAGCGGGTCAGCCGTTCAAAACTGAACGACTTGCAAAAGGCCCAGGAGCAGATGACGGAATCGGAAGTGGTGGTCGATAGCCTGGAACGGGACACCGACTATGTGATGGACATTGCAGAGGGCTGGCGGCACGTCTCTGAAGCGGATGGTGCGGAGGATTTGCCGTTCAACCGCGCTAACGTCTGGCTGATGCTGAACAACTACCCCAACGCGGCCAGCGTGATTGTCGCCGCGTTTTTTGAAGCGACTCTCGGGGGCGGCAAGCGAAAAAACTAGAGGACGCGGCCAGCCATTGGGCCGCGCCTTCCAGGCCGCACGCCGGCAACGACGATCTGGCCGAGGCCATGCGGGCCTTCGGCGCACCCGAGGATGTCATCCATGACACGCTGGAAAGCCAGGTGGAAGACGACGGCCAATGTCAGGTCTGGGAGGAAAACTGGGACACGCTGATGGTGTTCCTGGCACTTCAGACGCAATGGCGACGGGAAATTCCCGCGATGTCCGGGCAGATGATCTGGCACGGCCTCCGGTACACCGAGGCCGAGGTGGTCATCAGGATGATGGGCCACCAGAAGCAGCAGAAGGATATTTTTGACGGGTTGCGCGTGATGGAATCCACCGCCCTGCCGATTCTCAACAAGCCGAGTAAGTGACACATGGCAGACTCTATCCAGTTAGGCATTCGGATCACGGCGGACGGCAAAGGAGCCGAAGGCACGATCAACAGCCTCAACCGGACCATCGAGAAAGTCGGGGACTCCTCCCGCAAAGCCAGTGCCAGTCTCGGCGGCATTGAAAAAGCCACCCAGGGACTCAGCAGCGCGGCGTCTACCGCAGGCCGCGCCTTGGCGGGATTGGGAGTGGCCTTGTCAGCCCGTCAATTGATTCAGACCGCCGATGCCTATTCCGGCATCGTCGCCAAGCTCAAGCTCGTCTCGGGTTCCACCCAAGAGTTTGCCGCTGCCCAGTCACAACTGTTTGAAATCAGCCAGCGCAATATGACGCCGCTGGCGGAAACCGTGCAGTTGTATTCGCGGCTGGCCACGTCGATGCGGGATCTGGGGCGGTCGCAGAAAGACACCCTGGCCATCACCGATCTGGTGGGCAAAACCATTCGGATTTCCGGTGCGGATGCCTCCAGTGCGGCAGCGGGCATCCTGCAATTTTCGCAGGCGATTGGTTCCGGCGTGCTGCGTGGCGACGAGTTCAACAGCATGATGGAGAACTCGCCACGTCTCGCCAAAGCACTGGCCGATGGGCTGAATGTGCCGATAGGCTCGCTCCGCGAAATGGCTGCCCAGGGCGAACTGACCGCCGATAAGGTCGTCAACGCCATCCTCTCGCAGTCAGAGGCCATCAAGCGCGAATACACCACCATGCCGGTGACGGTATCCGGGGCGTTTCAGCAGATCCAGAATGCGCTGACGGCGTATGTGGGGCAAACCGATCAGGCCAGCGGGTCATCCCGCGAACTCGCACAATCCATCTCGCTCATTGCGACCAATCTCAACACCATTCTGGACCCGATGGCCAGCATGGTATCCGCGATGGTCAACGGCTGGGCCAAGATATTCGACAGCATCAAACAAGTCCGTATCGCGCTGGGCGACCTGCAAGCCTACAAGGAACAATTCGGCGTCAATCAAGCCATCAGCAAAGATGAATGGCTGCAACGCGGCGGCGGCGGTGGACAGTACACCACGGGCGGCGGCTTTGGCGGCGAAGACACCACCAAGCCATTCTTCGACGGCGTAAAACGCGGGGCCAATGATGCCGCGCTGGCTATGACCAAGCTCTCTGAAAAGCAGAAAGCCGTCGCTCAAATTGTCATCGAGACGGCCAAAGCCTACAAGGTCGATCCGGCCTTTGCGCTGGCGATTGCCCAGCAGGAAAGCGGCTTCAACCAGTTGGCGAAATCTGCCGTGGGTGCGCGGGGTGTCATGCAGTTGATGCCGGGAACCGCCAAGCAATTGGGCGTCAATTTCAACGACCTGAACGACAACATCAAGGGCGGGGTCATGTACCTGGCCCAGCAGGAAAAGCAGTTCAAATCCCTGCGACTGGCGGCGGCGGCGTACAACGCTGGCCCCGGCAACGTGCAGAAATTCGGTGGCGTGCCGCCGTTTAAAGAAACCCAGCAGTACGTCACATCTGTCGGGGCGCTGTATGAGAAGTGGCAGAAAGTCCTCGGCGCGCAGGGTGAGTCCTTCACCTCCGCCAAAGACCAGGCCGATGAACTCGGCACCGCGTTCAATCGCCTGAAAACCCATCAGGACGATCAGGTGAAACAGGCCGAAGAATACGCCAAGGTTCAGGTCGAACAGATCAAGACCCGACTGGCGGCGATGGATCAGGAACGGCAAGCGGCGGCGGATGTGGCCACGCAGGAATTGGCCGGGGCCAAAACCTATCAGCAGAAAGCCGACATCATCGAAGCCGCGCAACAAAAGGCGGCGGCGTACAACGCCGAAGCACTGGACATGGTGCGAGCCGAGTTTGACGCACAGGAAGCCGTCATCAAAGCCCGACAGGCCGCGCTGGCCAATGAACTGGCGCAAGCGGATCAATACAACGTCACCATCGACGAGCAATTCAAGCTCAAGCAGGCCATCCGTGCCGCTGATAATGACCTCGCCATTCTGGCTCAGAATCGCGCCCAAGCCGAGATCGCGGCCAGCGGCAAAGCCAACGAGTTTGCCCAGAAAGCCATCAGCCTGAAGCAGGGCGAAGCCAGCGCCATTGACGGAATCATCGGTGCCTATCAGCGGCAACTCGACATCCTGACCCGATTGACAGCGGCGAAGGAAGCGGGCGCATCGGCGAATCAGTTGGGCTTGCTCAATAGCGTCTATCAGTCCACAGATACCTTGCCTGAACTCGTTTCACCCGAGCAACTGGCGCGGATGGAGCAATACACGCTCTCCACGCAAGCACTCAAAGTCGCAGTGGACGATATGGCGGGAAGCTATGACAAGCAACGCGCTGCCGAGCAGGCCGTCGCAGATGAACAGTTGCGCCTCAACGCCGCCTTCCAGAATGGTGTGCAGCAGGCCCAGCTATTTGCCACGCAGGCGGCTGAGTCGTTTGGGCAGGTGGGCAAGTCCATCGGCGCCCTGGTCGTCGGCGTCATGCAATTTTCCGAGCAGCTTTATCAGATTGAGCGGGACCGGGAAAACGCGCTGAAAAAGATTGAAAAGGATGCTGATGCCGGAGTGATTGATCCCGGCAAGCGGGCCGAACTGACGGCCAAGGAACAGATGAAGTGGGCCGATAAATCTGCCCAGTACCAGATCGCCATGATGGGCAACATCACGGATGCGTCGAAGGGCTTCTTTGCCGAGGGCAGCAAAGGCTATCGGGCAATGGAGGCCGCCACCAAGGCATTCCGCATCTTTGAAATGGCGATGGCCGTCAAGAGCATGATCTTGCAAATCGCTTCCAATACTTCCGTGATGACTTCGGACGCTACCCGGACCGGCACTGAGGTGGCTAACTCAGCCATTCGCGGCCAAGCCAAGGCAACGGAAGCAGTCGCCAATCAGGCGTCTGGCGGTGATCCTTACTCAGCCTTTGCGCGCGCCGCTGCAATGGCAGCGCTTATGGCCGCCATCGGGCTGGGCGTTGCCGGGGCAATGGGTGGCGGGGGTGGCGCTACCGGACGCCGCGAAGATCGCCAAAAAACCCAAGGCACCGGCACCGTCTTTGGTGACACGGAGGCCAAATCCAACTCCATCGCCAACTCGCTGGAGATCATCCGCGAGAACAGCAGTAACGACCTGAACTACTCCGCCGCCATGCTGCGGGCAATGGAAGACCTGAGCCTGAACATCCTCGCGCTGGCCAACCAGGTCACGATGTCGGTCATGCCCGCGATTGACGAAGCCCTGAAAAACAGCGGCATGAAGTTTGGCATGTCGCGGATCAGTCTCTTCTCAGGCTTCAACAAGCAGTTGACCGATTCCGGCATCGGCTGGTTTGAAACCGCGCTGGGCGACATTCTCAAGGGCGGTTTCAGCGCGAAATTGTATGCCGACGTGACGAAATCCTTTGAGGTCTTCGGGATGGCGTTGTCCAGCAGCACCAAGACCTATGTCGGGGAAGCGGGGCAGGAAGTCAGCAATCAGATCATCCGCATCTTCCGCGATATCGTCACCGCATTCCAAGAGGGCGCTAAAGCCTTTGGGGTGGCCGGTAATGATGTGCTGGCCGCGCTGGAAGGCTACACGATTGGCCAGACGCAGATCAGCCTCAAGGACATGACGCTGGAAGAGCAGACCAAGGCACTCAATGCTGTCTTCTCCAGCATCACCGACAGCATTGCCGAAACCCTCGACCGCAATCTCGGCCTGCAACTCGACCGATTCAGGCAATCGGGCGAAGGCATGGCGCAAACCTTCCTCCGCGTCTCGGCCGGCATCAGCCGCGCTCAGGGCGAACTGGAACGGCTGGGTGTCGAGGCCATCCGCTATACGAAGATCACCAACGCCCAGGGCAACGTCGCCGCTGAAATCATTCGGCAATCGCTGGCGGCACAGACCACTCTCTCATCCGGCGTGCGTGAATATATCAATGTGCTGCAAGGCGGGGCCGAGGAGATTGTCGAAGCCTACAAGACCATCATGCGGGCTTCCAGCCTATTGAAGACCGCAGGCATCGGGGACAGTGGCTTCAGCATCGTCATGACCAACGCGGCGGGCGGGCTGAGCGCCTTTGTCGAAGCGATGGAGTCCTTTACCGACAACTTCCTGACACCCGCCGAGCAATACGCCGGGGCCGTGCGCGATGTGGGCGAATCCTTTGCCCGTCTGGGCGTCTCCTTACCCACCAGCAAGGACGGCTTCCGCGATCTGGTGGCCGGGATCGACACCAGCACCGACGCCGGGAAGACACTCTTCGGCCAGATGATCGCTCTGTCCGAGTCCTTTGCCCAGGTGGCCAACGAAGCGCAAGCCATCCGCGACAAGTACGCCGCCATCCTCGACCCGTTCAAAGCCATCAGCGACCAGATCAAACAGGTCGGCACTGACTTCGGCAAGCTGATCGGTGGCGTCACCGGTGGCTCGCAAGCCCGCATTGATGCGATTGGCAATGCCGCCCGCGAGGCCCGCGAACCATTGTTTGACGAGCGCACTCGCCTGATGAAGCGCATCAAGGCCCGCTTCGGTGGTGTCGCCCAGATGAACGAACAGATTGCGTACTGGGAGCGCAAGCTGGAAGCAGAACTGGCCAAGGCACCGAAGAAGCAGAACAAAGAAGTCATCAAGACCTTGCGGCAGAAGATTGAACGATGGTCTGACTTCAACGCTGAAATCAACGACATCAACCAGCAACTGGCTGACATCCTCACGCAGGAAGGCATCGACAAGGCCGCAGAATCCGCCCGTCTGGCACTGGAGAAGCAGGCGATCATTGATGATGCCCGTCTGGCTATGGGTTCCACGCTGGAAGATATTTTCACCAGCATCGTCCAGACGATTCAGCAAGCCCAGCAACGCCTCCAGTCCGTGCTGGACTTGCAGAAAGCCATCGCCAGCCAGATCGCCCAGCTTCAAGGCCCGCAAGCCGTCTTCGGCCTCGCCAGCACTGACCGCAACAACGCCTTTGGTGCCATCGACACCTATATCAATACCCTGTCCGATGGCCGAGCGCGAGATGTCGGTGTCGAGGTGGGTCTGCTGAACACCGCCCAGCAAGCGGTGATGGCCAAGTACAACGCGGAAGTCGCGGCCATTCAAGAGGCGCAGCAAGCCTACATCGCGGCGGAAAGCGAGAAGCTCAACGCCGCGCTTCAGTTGCAGATTGACGCCATCAATGCCGCCACCGACGCCGCTATCGAAGCCGAAAACGACCGGCTGAATGCCGCCATCAAGGTGCAGCAGAAGATTGACGAAGCGGCCATCAAGAGTCAGCAGAAGCAATTCGACGCCGCCAACAAGATCACCCAGAAGCAATTCGACGCCGAGATCAAGGCCGAACAGAAAGCCTTTGATGCGGCCAACAAGCTCACCCAGAAGCAATTCGACCTGGAGCAGAAGGCGCTGCAAAAAACCCACGATGCTCAACTGAAGGCGCTGGGTGACGAACTCGACGCGGCTAACAAGCTCAAGGACGCCATCGCCAGCATCAATGACTATGTGCGCGGCATGGCTTTAGGTGGCAACAGCCCGTTGTCACCTGAGCAACGTCTGGCCGAGGCCCAGCGGCAGTATCAGGATTTACTCGTCCGCGCCCAAGGCGGCGATGCCGATGCGATGCAGAAGCTGTCCGGTTCGTCGGATGCCTACCTTGAAGCCAGCAAGCAGTATTACGGCTCCGGCACGCAGTATGCCAACACCTTTGATGCCGTGAAGAATGCCATGTCCGCTATTGGCGGCATGTCAGCCCCCGATCCCGATTCCATCCAGTCTCGTATCGACCTGCTGCGGGAAGCGCAGGCTGAAGAGATGGACAAGCTGCGCGAGTTGCAATCCGAAAAGCTGGATGCCATCCGCGAAAGCCAATCCGAGCGGCTGGATGCGCTGCGCGAGAGCCAAGCCGAGCGCCTGGATGCCATCCGCGAGATTCAGGCGGATCAACTCGACGCAATCCGTGAATCCCATCAGGACAACCTCGACGCCATGCGCGAGGCCAGCCAGAAGGCCACCGACGCGATCCGCGAGGCCGCACAATCTCAGATCGAAGCCGCGCAGAAAGCGACTCAGCAAAGCATCGCTGACCTGAGTGACCCGAACAAGAACCTCGCCATGCGGGCCGCACGGGAAGCCGCTGAACGTGATTTGAAAGAACTGCAACGACTGGCCGAACTCACCCGCATTGAGGCACAAAAGCAAGCGGACGAGGCCAAGGCCCAAGCCGAACAGATGGCCCGCGACGCTCTGGATCTGGCCAACAAACAACTGGCAGAACTTCAAGCCGGTACCCGGGTCAGCCGCGACACCGTCGCCGCGCTCAACGCCATCCTCATCAATGCCAAGCTCAACCCGATACCCGGCTATGCCAACGGCGGCTTGGCAGGACCGGGGCTGGCGATGGTGGGTGAACGGGGGCCGGAACTGGTCCGCTTCAATCGCCCCGGCCAGGTTATCAATGCCAACGACACCCGCGCCATGCTGGCCGACGACCAGAAGATTGTCGCCGCCATCGCAGAACTCAAAGCCGAAATGCGGGCGGTCGTCGTCACGCAATCCAACGCCAACCCGCAAATCATCGACAAGCTGTCCGGCATGGAAGCCCGACTGAGCAAGATGGAACGCACCCAACGCTTTAACGTAGGAGCCTGAACCGATGGCCGACAAGAAAACCAGTCAACTCAATGCCGCAACCACGATCTTTGACGCGGATGACTTTGCCGTGGTCCAGGATGGCGAGACGAAGCAAGCGAATGCCAGTGTCGTCAAAACCTACGTCAAGGACGGACTGAGCAAATCCGATGTGGGCCTGGGCAATGTCGATAACACCAGCGACCTCAACAAACCCATCAGCACCGCCACGCAGACGGCGCTGGATGGTAAGGAACCGGCAGACGCCACCCTTCTTAAGTCCGCCGCCATTGGTGTTTCGGTGCAGGCTTACGATGCCGACCTGACGGCATGGGCCGGCAAGACCGCGCCCACCGGGAATGCAGTGGGCACCTCGGACAGCCAGACGCTGACGAACAAGACCATCAGCGGCTCCAATAACACGCTCTCCAACATCGGCAATACCAGCCTGACCAACAGCAGTATTACGATCAACGGCAACGCGGTCAGCCTGGGTGGCAGCACCACCGTGACAGCTACCGCATCCAATCCCCTGACACTCGGCACCGGGCTGACCGGCACCAGCTATAACGGCTCCAGCGCTGTCACTGTGGCCATTGATACCAGCGTCGTCACCACGCTGACAGGGACGCAGACGCTCACCAACAAAACCCTCAGCGGGGCGAATAACACACTCTCGAATATCGGCAACGCTTCGCTGACCAATTCGGCCATCACATTCGGCGCCACCGCAGTCTCTCTCGGCGGTACGGTATCTGGGCTTAATGGCGTTTCTATCGGAGCGTCTTCGGCTTCTACGGGGGCATTCACCAACCTTTCTTATACCGGCACGCTCACGGGCGGCACGGGCGTTATCGCCATCGGGACTAACCAGATTTACAAGGACGCGTCTGGGAATGTGGGGATTGGAGTCACTGACTTTTCAACGAGCGGGGCGAATGCAAAGTTTGCTGTAGCGGGCGGGACTTTTAATTTAGACGACTCCACTTCGCTTGCTTGGGGAGGTGGTACAGGCAGGGTAAGTATTACAGGAAACAAAACTGCTGGCACATTAGTGCTTTCCGCCAGTAATACTAGTGGTAGCACCACTACGTTCAATGTTGCTTCAAACGGTCAATATATATGGAATGCTGGCGGAACAGAACGCCTCCGCATAAACGCCTCTGGTGTATTAACTATTGGCAGCGCCATCAGCCTCGACCCCACGACAGCGAACTCATTGGTGGTAAATAGTAGTGGGAAATTAGGGGTTAACGTAACTCCCTCTGCTGGAACAGATGCAAAACTTCAAGTAACAGGACTTGCAACAAACGCTACCACGCTTGCCACTGCATATTCAGTAGCATCTTTTGTTTTGGTTCCTAAATCCACGTCGGGCTTTTCTTTAGCGTTTGCCTCGGGTACGGGTGATTCTCCTCAACTACAGGTCAGCGCAAACGGTGCTGCGGCTGGTGATTTGTTGATTCAACCCTACGGTGGCAATGTAATTAGTGGCGCACCCGCCACGCCGCCATCATTAAGCACGAATGGCACAATGGTATTCAATTTAACCAGTAATACTAATTTGCGTGTCTCTGTACGCGGAAGCGATGGTGTCACACGGACTGGCAGCATACCATTAAGTTAATCAGAGGGTAATAAAATGGCCGATTACAAAAGAACTGACGTATCCGGGGTCGCATGGCAACGCGCTTACCAAATACTGATCCTAAACCCACTGGGTCAAGCGCCAACAGTGCGTTATGACGAGGAGCAGGTGATTAACCTCAACAACGACCAGATCAAGCAGACGGTCAGTACCTTGGGCTACACCGTAGACCCGCTCGGCATCATCGAACTCCGCGACCCAGAAACCTTGGAACTGACCGGCGAAACGATCCCGGTGGCGACGGTGCATCAAGCCTTGTTCTCGGACTACGTGAACCGGGCCGAGATCCGCGACAACCCACCGGTCGTTGAGCCGGAACCTGAAACCCCCATCGAGGAATAAACCATGCCCGAAAAAATCACGCTTTCCACCCAGCTTGTAAACGCCGTGCTTGCCTACCTCGGCAGCCAGCCATACCAGAATGTCGCGCAACTCATTCAGGGCATTCAGAGCGAAGCGCAAGGGCAGGTTGTTGCGGCCCAAGCGGAAGCACCGGCGGCTGAGTAACTTGTACTGAGCGGAGCCGACGTATGTCCTTTTACCTCCTTCTTGAGACCGGCGACCGGCTGCTGACCGAGAATGGCGACCGCATTCTGCTGGAGCAGGCCCCGGCAGATGTGGCGTACTTTGTCCGCCGCTTCACGCACATCTTCCTCGCGGAGATCGAGGCGTATGACCCGGCGACCGAGACGACCAAGACCTGGCTTTTTGCCAGCGGGTCGGGTTTTGACAAGGCGGGGGATTTCTACACGCCGCGCATGGAGAATCCGGCGACGTTCAGCCGGTCCATGTCGGGCCTATCAGGCCGCACCGGGCAGTCGTTCGGGGAACTGACGCTGCTGAATCCCGACAACGCCATTGCCGCGTTGGGTGAGGACTTCTTCGACGGACGCACCCTGACGCTGAAGTGGGGCGACCGCGATGGCACGTATGCCAGCTTCCAGACGATCCTGTCAGCCACCATCGAAACGGTCGGTATCGAGAAAGACCGCATCAGCATCCAACTGCGCGATAAGTCGGTGACGCTGGACAAGCCATTTGCGACGGTCAAGTATGCCGGGAATAACGAACTCCCGCTGGGCGTGGAAGGCACGGCAGACGACATCAAGGATCAGATCAAGCCGCGCCTCTTTGGCCGAATTGCGCTGATGCAGCCGGTCTTGGTGAACACCAGCAAGCTGATCTACCAAGTCAATGAACAACCTGTTGATGCGGTGCTGAATGCTTTCGATGGCGGTGCGTATCTGACTAAGGCCAGCGACTATCTCAGCCTGTCCGACATGTACGCCTACGATCCGCCTGCGGGCCAGTGGCGGGCTTATCCGGCGCTGGGGCTGATTCGGTTAGGGTCCACGCCCATCAACACGCTGTCGGTATCGGTGGTCGAGAAATGGGACCACCTCCAGAACACCGCAGCCGGACTGATTCAGCGAATCCTCACCGAGAAGGGGGTGACGAACTGGGTATCCGGGGACTTTACCCTGCTGAACCAGAAGAACGCCGGTTCCATCGGCATCGTGGTGGAAGGCGAAGAGACGACGGCCAGTCTGCTGGACCGCATCTGCGCCAGTGTCGGAGCCTGGTGGGGCTTTGATGCCTTGGGCCGGTTCCGCGTGGCCCGCTTTGAAGCGCCAACCGGATCACCTGTCGCTACGCTGACCGATGACCTTATCATCGATGCCGAGCGCCAGCCGGAAACGCAGTTGCCGTTCTGGTCCGTCAAGGTCAAGGCAGACATCAACCATATCCCGCAGGACAAGAATGGCCTCGCCGGAGTGGTGACAGAGGCCCGTGCCGCGTGGCTGAAGGAAGCCAGCCGCGAACAGAAGGCCGAAAACGCCACCGTCAAATCCACCCGACTGTTGGCCGATGAGATCACCTATGACACGTCGCTGAACGGCATCAGCATCGCCCAGGCGGAAGCGGCCCGACGCTTGAACCTGTACGCGGTTCGCCGCGATGTCGTCAACATCACGCTGGCCAATCCGCACCAGTATTACACCTCGCTGGATCTGGGTGCCGTCGTCAATCTGGCTTCGACCCGTCTCGGCTATGGCACCGGGCGCCTGATGACCGTCACAAGCGTGGCTGTGGACTACCAGACCAATACCATCGACCTGACTTTGTGGGGATAGCATGGCTTTTATTCTTGGATACGCAAACCAAGTCGATGATGCGCCCGTCTCGGGCGGCAGTTGGGAAACGGCTTACCCGTTGACCAACATCAAGACCCGCTATCTCTATCAGCGGGCGCGGTCTACCGATGACCTGGCCACCAGCAGCACGATGGTCATCGACACGGGCGAAAACCAGACCATCGGCGTAGTGGCCTTGATTCGGCACAACATCAGCAGCAACGGCACGGTGCAAATCCTCGGCTATGAAAACGCGGGGCTGACCGAGTTGGCCTATGACTCCACGGAACTGTCGGTGTATCCGGGCGGCGAGTTCGCCCATGCCTTCACCCCGGTCGCGGCCCGCTATTGGAAGATCATCATCGATGACAGCGGCAACCCGGATGACTATATCGAAGTGGGCCGCGTCTTCATCGGCTGGAAGTTTGAACCCGCCGTTTGTGCGGACTGGGGCCTGTCCATCGGCGTCGAATCCAAGACGGCGGTGATGGAGGCCTTGGCGGGTCCCGAATACTTTGACAGCCGCCCGAATCGCCGCATTGTGACCGGCCAATGGTCCTGGCTGACACAGGCCGAGGCGCATGGCGTTTATCTCAGCATCCTGCGTCAGCAGGACGTGGAGAAGGAGGTCTACGCCATCTTCGACCCGGACACGCCGTTTCCCGACCAGTGCTGGTTCTTGGGGCGATTCAGGACACTGAATGCCATCGAATGGCCTTACCTTGACCGGCACTCAGTCGGCTTCGAGATTGGAGAGGTGCTGTAATGGCCCTCTATCGCCAGACCGCCACCCAGTTCATCGGTGAGTTCGCCAGCAATCCGGGTACCGGCTGGGTACTGATTGCCGCGCAGCCGACCGACACACTCGCCAACCGCGTGACATGGTGGCGCAATCTGGACAAGGGGACCTTCACCTCCGCGTGGCATCCGTCCGAATTGGCCAGCGCTGAAGTGCCGGGGCGCGACACCAATGCCGGATCGGGCATCAACATCCTGCCGAACGATTACAGCAGCTTTGAGTGGGCCGGGGCGATGCCGCCCACTTACACCAGCGGCATGACGGTCAACCGCACGGCGGCAGCCACCTATCACGGGCAGTATGGCGTTCGACTCACCACCACCTCCGCAGGTGGCACCGTCTGGCTGGCCGCGAGTGGATCGGACTTCAACATCCCGCTGGCCGCGTCATCGAAGTGGATCGTCTCGGCCCATGTCAGGCCGCTGACGAATGCGGCGGTCAGCCTGTCATTGCGACTCAAGACGCAAGGCGGCACCACGCATAGCGTCACCCTGACCTCGGGCGCATCGTCCACCGGCTGGGTGCGCGTCTCCGGTGTGCTGGACTTGTCGAGTGACACGTCCGCCTTCGGGCAATTGGGCGTCAGCCTCACGAACAACAGCACCAGCCTCGACATCGATGCGCTGATGCTGGAGGAGAAGATCGGGCCTTACGACACGGCCAGCACCTTCTACAGCCCGTGGGGCAATGGCCTGTCGGGGGGTGAGATTGGCGACGGCAGCATTGTCCAGGACAAGCTGTTTGGCGACCTGTCCAGCCGCATCAACCTCATCGATGCGTCCTCTTTGGTGCCAAATTCCGTCAACGCCCGACTGGCCGCCCAATACGACACGCTGGTTCAGCAAATCAGCGAAGTCTCGGTCGGCAACGGCCAGTTCGACTCGCGGATCATCTATTACTTCGACCAGGCATCGGACATCACCGGCTGGACCGGCACCAGTGCCTCGCTGGCCGTCTCTGGCGGCTTTTTGGCGGTCACTGCCACGGGCAGCAATCCCAAGTTCAAAACCGCCACCATCGCCGTCGATGGCAGCGCTTATCCGCTGGTGCGTCTCCGCGTCAAGCGCACGGGCGGCAGCGGCTGGACTGGCACCTTGCGCTACTACTATTCGGGCGGCTCCGCCGTGCTGACCGTCTCCGAACCGCCGCAGATCGGCAGCGAGTATGTCGAGGTGGATTGGGACCTGTCGGCCCAGACGCTGTACACCGGCAACACCATCACGGCCATTGAGATTCAGCTAGGCACGGCCTCCGGCGACAATTACAGCATTGACTGGTTGGGCGTCGGGCGCAATGCACCCGGCGCATCGTTCTCGCAAGTCGAAGCCGTGCGCGTGCTGTCGGACAACAAAACGCGGGTGTTCTATCAGAACGCCGCACCGACCAGCGATGCCAATTACACACTGAAAGCCAACGACCTGTGGTTTGACACCGATGACGGCAACAAGCCGTACCGCTGGACGGGATCGGCGTGGGCAGAAACCACCGACACCCGCCTCGCGGACAGTTGGGCGGAAATCCTCGACATCCGCAACGCCACGGCCAACCCATCCGGTGCCGCCGCCCAGCGCATCAACAGCATCAGTGCCACGGCCAGCGTCAAAAACCGGACGTTCTACCAGGCCAGCACTAGCCCACCGTCATCTCCGACCACGGGGGATATTTGGTTCCAGACGGACCAGGGTAACAAGGCCTTCCGTTGGAGCGGATCGGCGTGGGTGGAAACGACCGACACGCGGTTGCCCACGGCAGTGGCCAGCATCAACACCATCGAAACCGCCCGCATCGGCTATTGCACCATTGGCGGCAACACGTCGGTGCATGGCGACAAGACCGCGTGTGAAGCCGCAGGCGGCACATGGGCCACGGGCCTGCCTTGGGCGACCGCCGTCCGACAAGTCAGCATCACCGCCGGCAACGGCCAGTCGGCCACGGTGCAGCAGCAGTTCGAGACGATCTATGGGGCGGGGGGCTTACGAGCGCAATACACCGTCAAGCTGGACGTGAACGGCTACACCGTCGGCTACGGCCTCTTTAACGAAGGGCCAAACGCCAATGGCTTCATTGTCCGGGCGGACAAGTTCGTCGTCGGATCGGCGGGCAGCAATGTGGTGCCGTTTGAAGTGGTCAGCGGCATTACCTATATCAAGAATGCCGTGATTCAGGACGGCACCATCACGGCGGCCAAGATCGCCACCCTCAACGCGGACAAAATTACCTCAGGCACCATCGGTGCCCAAACAATCTCGCTCAATGGGTCGTCCTCCATTCTCCGATCCAGTGGCTATGTGGCCGGGTCAGCCGGGTGGCAGATTCGCGGTGATGGGGTGGCCGAGTTCCGCAATGCCACCATTCGCGGCGTACTCAATGCCAGCGACATCACGGGTGGCACCTTGTCGGTTGACCGCATATCGGCCAATAGCATATCCGGCAACAAAATTACGATTGGCGGCGTTGATACCGCAAACCTGGCCGCCAGTGCGGTCACCAAGACCTATGCGGGTTATGGCAATCCCACCAATTCCATAGCCTATGGCGTTGCTCTAGAGGTTTTTTCACAAACTGTATCATCAAATTATGGCGCTTTAGGCCCGGTCGTTCTTGGTCTTTCTGTCTCAGCCCTAAATCCACGATTTAATGATCGCGGCCTTTATATAAAATGCCTCGTGGTGTCGAACGACGGATTTTACTTTTATCAAGAAGGTGCCTGTACGGCCAATACCTTTGCCTTAGCCGTTCCGATGATTGTGGTGCAACCAGCCAATAGCAGCACATCAAGAACCTATACTTTTTATGTTGAGTTTGCGGATGGCCTCAACAGTAGCGGTTCTGTCAATCGCAGATATTCAGCTTACGCCCTGCTGCTTCAGAGATAATCATGGATTCACTAACTGAGTACGAAACAGAGACAGGCCAAATCTTTATGGCTTACTCTTTCCCATCGGGTGAAGATGGCATTATCCGCCGAGAGGGTTTCTCGTATGTGTCCGGGTTTTACACCAACACCGACCACTACATGCTCAACGGCCAACCCACCGAACGCCCCACGCAATCCACCACGCTGAATGGCTGCGCCCTGATTGGGCTACCCGTCCCCGCCACATTGCACATTGACGGCGAGACTTACACTGTCGATAACGGCGAGGCCGAACTGGACTTTATCCTGCCGGGAACCTATCGACTGCGCGTGGAGGCGTGGCCGTATAAGGATTGGGAGGGGGAGGTGGTGGTATGAGCGAAAGACGATTTGAGGTTCGCCCTTACGGCGTTGATTACATCTGTGACAAATGCGGCAATGGATTGATGATGGGTATAGAGGTAGCTGGTGGCATAGCGTTGCTCAGTTCTCGGCCAAAATTCAGGCATGTCTGCAGTTCTTGCGGGCATGAGGACTTCTTGTCGCATCGTTACCCAACCATACGCTGGGAAAATCTCGGAGCCGAATCATGAAGATTACCTATCGGAAGAACCTGGACGATCTCGAGGTCGATCCTATCCAAGCCCGTGAGGCCATCCGCCGAGCCGGATTGATGCCGCAGGTCGAGGCGCTGATTGCCGATCCGCAGACGCCGGAACTGATCCGATCTGCCTGGGAGTACGCACTGAAATTCAAGCGCCAGTCACCCACTATCCTCGCCGTCGCTCAGGCGCTGGGATGGACCGATGAGCAGTTGGACGCGCTGTTTATCGAGGCGAGTGGGGTGGAGTATTAGTTTTTTAAGCAGGGAGCCGTGGACGTTGTCCATATGTCAAATTTGACAGGGCCGTTCTTTGTGCTCGCTTTCACATTTGTAGTGTTCGCTACATGGAGTTCCAGATGGCTATCATCAACAATCTTTACATACGCAAAGTTCGATGTTGTTGTTGCCGTGCACTTCAACCCAAGCTCCTTACAAGCGGATATCGCTATTTTTCTGTAGATTTGGGGCGGAGCTTTTGTTTCTAGGTGCAGTTCATATAATGGGCTGTATTTCGGGTCGTACCACCACCAATAGCTACCATTTGAAACATAGCTAGGCGAAGCCGACCTAAAAGAGTATTTAGGCTTCTTCTCGACTGGAAAGTACACGGTGCTTGAATATGCTAGATTTAAGGACCGATCAATTTCGCCTTTATAACGAACTCTGGTTTGGCCGCTGCAGGTAAATACGCCCGTGGGTGCTTCCGGCCTATCCTCCGCAAAGGCGGGCATGGCCAAAACAGATAGAACGATAAGTGTCTTGGTCTTCATTGGGGTCTCCGATTACCAAAGGGCGTCTGCCAGATTGCTGCCACGCAAGTTAGCATAGCGCATCAACATAGTCAGGGACTTGTGACCTGTAATCTTTGCCACCTCCAGATCGCCTAATCGGGTGCGCTCATAAATTCGGCAAGTGGCTTCATGCCGGAGATCGTGAAAATGGAGGCCGGGGCATCCCGCCTTATCTGCAATCTGACTCCACTGATACGACAGGCGCATGGTGGTCTTCCGCCGGTCGCCATCATGAAAATAGGGAAACACGGGTTGGTCTTCCCCTAGTTCCCCCATTGACTTGAAGAGATCAATCACCACGGAACTCATCGGCACCTGACGCTTGTCACCGTTCTTGGTCTTGTCGAGAAAGATTGTTCGCTTGTCGAGATCGATCTGGCCTCCGGTCAGCGTATACATCTCCGACAACCGCATCGCCGATTCCAGCGCCAGGGTAAAGAGGCGCAGCATATCGGGATCGCCCTTCAGTACCCTCCTGATCCGATCTTCCTCTCCCGGCTCCAACCGCCTATCTCGTTTCTCGTCAATGACCGCAGGGCCATCAGATTTGCTGTAGGCAGAGTAATTGCGGGGCAGGGCGGCGATGGGATTACTGGGCAGGATGCGTTTCGCTACGGCGACATCCAGCGCCCGCTTGAGCGCCCCGACGCGCTTCTTGATTGAGCCAGGAGTGAGTTGGCGCGACTTCATGTCGCTGATCCAAGGCTCCAGAGCAGAATAGTCCAGTTCGTGAACAAGGAATGCGCCTATGGCTTTCTGGACAATCGGTAGCAGCGGTCGATCCGAGGAGGATGGGTGGTATTTATGTTCGTACTCATCAAGCCATTGGTTGACGGTCCAGATATTCTGGCGGCTTTGCTCTACGAAATCGCGGGGGATGATTCCTGCATCGAGTTGAGCCTCGACCCGATCCGCATAGGCGCGGGCTTCTGCCTCGGTGTCGGCGGATGCGTATATAGGTTTGGGGAGCATCTTCCGGCGGATGATGATTTCCCAACTGCCGGATTTTCGTTGTCTGATGTTCGCCATGGTGCGCTCTCCGTTAAGTGGATTTTTGTATCCAATTAGTGCGGTTTAACCGCACTTGGGAGCGTTTTACGGCATTTTTAGGCTATTTTCAAGCCTGCCTAGATTGGGTTTTATTTGCCGATCCAGGCGTAAGTTGCTGATTTATATGATGAAAAATTGAGGCGCGTCCGAGAGTCGAACTCGGCTGGGAGGATTTGCAATCCCTTGAGATCCTAGTAAATTCAGGTCTTTCAGAGCATTAACCGCACTTTAAACCGCAGTTGCCGTCTTCCTCGGCCTCCCGCGACTCCGAACCGGCTTCGGAATCTGGTCAGCAAGTTTAGCCTGTTCCTGCCGGAACCGCTGCTCATTTCTGGCGCGTTCGGCCAGCCATTCAATCAGATCGGACTTCAAAAACAACCACGCACCCCCTAACTGAACTGCAGGTAGTTCACCACGGTTGGCAAGTTGTTGGGTGTACTGAACAGAAATGTGAAGCAGTTCGGCAGCGCCTTTTGTATCAAGCGTTTCACTAGCCATTTCCATCCTCCCGCAACTTTGCCGCCATTGCCTGTATCTGTTTTAGAGCCAGATCAGGGAATCCGTTATCGATTGCGCCATCGGCAGTAAGAATAGCCTCGGCGCACATCTGGAACAGCACGTCCTCGCCGAATACATAATGCTTGTTGCCTTCTGAATCTATCTCAACGTCTTTAACTACCATCAGGTACCTCATTTAGTGCATCTAGGGCAGCATGTAGGTGAGCGGCGAATGCGTCGATATCTGCGTGACCGAAAAAGAACCCCATGTGTTCGGTTTCATCCGGCCCGACCTTCTCCTCGTTGAAGAACTCGACCCGGAGGTACGGTCCGGCCCCTTCGTCCCACACGGATATTTGGCACCGATGATCCCCGTAGATCGGGCTATCGCCTTTCGCCATGCCGATTCCCCATGAAAGCGGAACTGCTTTCTTCCAATAGATCATTTACTACACTCCTCAATCCTCTCCGCAATAGCATCTGCACAGTCAAACCATGTATCGTGATTTCCTTGCCTACCGACCTCATCAACGATCTGCTTAATCCGCGCCCGCTCGGCTTGTTTAGCGGCGTCCCATGCTCTCATGAGCGTCTCTAGCGTTTACTGGCACGAATTGTTCTGGAGATTCTTGAACTAACCACTCTCCAAATGTCATATCTCACCTCTCGCTTTAGCTCGTGCGGCTTTTGCTTTCTTCAGATATTTGTCGGCACTTTCTTTTGAATCGCTATCAAACCATCCTTCTAACTTTTCCAAAGCCTCATAAAGCTCCGGTGCAGCGGCGATTAGGTGGGCGTTAGCCCTGCGCTCGTCATGATCTGACGCTTGTTTAACAGCGTATAACTGTGATGTCTTGGCGATCTGTTTATTGCAGGAGGACTCAATTTCAAAGCCGCTGGCATGGTCTGGAATAAACCACGGCCCAGGCGTAAATTTAGGCTCGCTCATAACTCCTCCTTCACAAAAATCCCATCCTCGGTCAGATTTCATTCTTCCTCCCCTATAAAAGCCACGTCATCAATCCCTAACTCTACGGCGATATCATTCATAAGGCATGTGCCATCACATTGCGCGTCATCGTAGTGGACAGTTGTTGACATTGCATTCAGCACATAGCGTGATTCATCACACTTCTTCAGCACGTCGTATGCAGCCTTTAGCAGTACATCTTTTCTAAGGTACCGTTCTTTTTCAGCCTCAGCCTTCTCGATCAGTTCAGCCTTTTCCCTTTCCAGCCGGTCAGCTCTCTCACTTAATTCGCCGCCGCAGCAGTCCTTGCTTCCGCATATTGGGCATCTCATTCCACTTTCTCCAATATTTTCCGTTCGATGGCGCGGACCAACAGATCAAGGCGACTGGGAAACTCTTTATGTATTTCCTCAATGTCCTCATCCGTCAGCCGCGCTTTTGGTTGGGGGCGGCTTTTCCGCGCAGGTTTCACCTTTCGCCGGAGCACCTCGATAGCATGGGCGATCAGGTCGTTGTATTCTTTTGTCTCTTTCTGAATTGCCGCTTGCACGAAGTCTAACAGCGCGTCTTCACCTATCACCCATGCGAGGCCGTGATCTATATTCTCAAGCCGCCCATACCGCTCTGCTATTTCGATAATCTTTTCTTCAGTCATTCCGCTTTCTCCTCAATCCTATCCGCAATAGCAATGGCGCAATCGAGCCACCTGAGGTGATCTCCTTGCCGATAGACTTCATCAATGATCTGGTTAACCCGCTTCCTCTCTTCCTTAATCACCGCTTGCGCGAAGTCAATCACTGCTTCTGTTGACGTCACGAAATCAGGCGCGTCGTCGTTAAACTGAGCGGCTAGCTCGATTATCTTGTCTTCAGTCATTTTGCTGAATCTCTTCGTTGTTCATTCAAAGTCACACCTCACTACCGTGTGAGACTGCTCTGTATCAGACCGCTCCCTTGTGTTGAGGCTAAACCCAAAGAACCATCTAGTCTTCCAGCCTATTCCGATCATGCGCCACCCCCACAGATAAGCGCCTGTGTAAATTACGAAGTGTTTTAGTTTAAGCATACTTACACTAATCTTGTGTTTTTGTATCAATTCTCAGTTTTCTGATACAAACTGATGAAAGGGTGAAGCGGGCGGGGTCGGCACTCCCGTTAACAGCCGTTTGCCTATGGGCTGGCCAGCCCCGGCTGATCCTGATGCGCTTCGTAAATAGTTGCTGCCCACTGATTACCAGTCAGCGGCAGCGCGGGGTTCTTTACCGGCGTCTGTCCCGACTTTGCACCGTTCCGTAGCCGTCACCGTAGCCGTAGCCGTAGCCGTAGCCATAGCCGTGGCCGTAGCCATAGCCGTGGCCGTCACCGTTGCCGTCACCGTAGCCGTCACCGTAGCCGTCACCGTAGCCGTTACCGTCACCGTAGCCGTTGCCGTCACCGTAGCCGTTACCGTTGCCGTCACCGTAGCCGTTACCGTTGCCGTCACCGTAGCCGTTACCGTGGCCGTAGCCGTAGCCGTAGCCGTAGCCATAGCCGTGGCCGTCACCGTTGCCGTGGCCGTGGCCGTCACCGACCGGCCTCATGGCCGACTTCATCTCAGCCCCCACGATAAGGTTACAGGGATGCAGAAAATCTCTGATACTTCTGGCAAATCTACATCGTCTATCGGCCTGATATCTGCTTTTGATGGGTCTGTGATAACGGCTGCAAATCCGCACGACTCCCATCTGAATACCCAGACTGCTCGCGTCAGATAAATCCTGCCGTTTTTGCGCTCAATGTCTCCTGCAAAAATCCATCCGCGATCTACAACGATTACAGCACGATTAACATCGGCTGGCTGTTTGACGGGCGCGTACTCAATGCCATTTATTACTAGATTTTCCATTTCATTCTCCTATTACTGATGCCAGCTACCTGCTGGCGCGGGGTTGGGTGCCCTCGGAGTTTTGATCGAACTGCCCATTTCAATGGGTGAAATAGATTGCCGAGGGCAAAAGGGTGGGGCGGTTTTTTGCTGAGTGACCTCGTTAATGGAAGTCCCGCCCCATAAAAGGGTGGGCAGCGGTCGTTATATTGAACCCGTTAAAAAATGGTTCCCGCCGCCCGTAACTCAATAATCACACTGGCCACACTGACAGTAATCAAGACAGCCACAATCAACACAGAAACCGAAGTCTTTCATCTCTTGCCGAAGGTGCTGGTTAGCGGCTAGCCACTTCTCGTTCGTCTCCGGCGTCACGCTCATCCATCTCAGTGCGCTGGCCTGATAATTGACGACAGCGGTGGCGAATATCTCGCCCTTCCTGTGCCGGTCCATGATGTTGAGTTCTGTGGCTTTTAGCAGTTTCTCAAGTCGATCAATTCGGGCTTGTTGCTCTGCGATTACTCTCTCTAGGCTCATGATTCGGTATCCGTGATCTATGCGTCAAAACTCTTCGGTAGCGCAGCTTTGCGCTTCATGAACGCCGCGTGGCGCTCTTTCACTCGGCAGCCGCAGGATTTGCTGCTGCCACGGCGCAATGCAATGATTGCAACCCAGCGTTTTGTTCCGCATTCACACTGGCATAGCGTCTGCCTGATCCGCGTTTTGTCGCTGGTGTGGCGTTCGCCGCCGATGACCTGCCAGCGTCCGTAGCGGGTGCCGGGATCTGGGATGGGGTGGATGATGCTCATGTTTTCCTGTTTCCGTGATTTGCCTGCCTTGCCTTGCCTTGCCTCGCCGAGCCACGCCTCGCCAATCCCCGCCTGCCTTGCTTTGCCTATCCGCGCCAAGCCAAGCCCCGCCCGGCCTGCCTTTCCTGTCCAGGCCGCGCCTCGCCGGGCCAGGCCTTGCCTGCCTTGCCATTCCGGTCCACGCCCCACCCGGCCTCGCCCCGCCGCACCAGACCTGTCCACGCCGGTCCCCGCCTGCCGTGCCTAACCCATCCGTTGCGCTCAGTTCGGGTCCCAGACGGGCCATGCCTGCGGTTCCTTTCCCGTCCAGGCCTCTCCGCGCCATAGCTTTCCGCGCCGCTCAGTGCCTTACTTATGAATCAGCCGTCACAATCTCGCCTGTTTCAGTATCCACACCAGAGTCAGCATCCACAGCCACCCATGTCCCATCAATTGCATCCTGAACCGTGAGGTTCTGGTGACCGACTTCAGCGGAATCGTTGAGTGCAATGGCGGCGGATAGGTCGGCGCTGGCGGGCATGTACTTGATGACCTGGAGCAAAACAGTTTTTCTCGAATACATTTCCCAGTTCTGATGCGAGTAATGCCTGGTTCCGACTTTGTTGAAGCGGTCCCGGTGCTTCTTGACGCGGGCAATCGGCCACACTTCAATGACGGGCCACTCGCTACCCTTGACGCGACCAATCGCGTAGACGTGCGTCAGCAAGTCGGGATCGGATTCACCGGATGGCTTGTGCTTCACAAAAGGCGAATCACCCAGCGCGTAATCGAACTCGTCACCCTGAAACACAGCGCCGGTCCAGACGGTGGCGTTGCCGGTGCGGTTGACCAGATCCACCATGCCTTTCCATCCCGGCACGAATTGGCACTCGCGGCCATACGGAATCAGGTACGAACGGCCTAGCGTGTCTGGCTCCAGCCCCAACTGAGCGGCCTGAATGACGGCAGCAAAGACGCTCAATGGGTCGCACTTGCCCAGGCCGGGATTGCGCCGAAATGAAGTCAGCGCGATGCGACTCATGCGGTCAGCATTAAGATGCCTCGGCAAAGCGCGGGCTATCTCCGGCTTGAATCGTTCCAGCAAGGCCGGGAAGTCGTTCTTGACGGGTGCGGAGGTCCGGCTTTTCAGTTCTGCAACAGTGGTACTCATAATGTTTTCCTTGGGTATTTATGCCGCTTGCTGGATCGCCCATCGCGGCAGGGTGAGGGTTTCAATGGTGTTGCTGTAGGCAGGCCAGTGGCCAGTGTCCATGCAGCGTTTGTAGGTATCCAGATTGCGCTGATAGGCTTCGCGGCCCGCTTCCAGTGAGTCCATGTCCAACTCATAGACGCCCACCGCATAGGGCGCGGCTTTCTCAACCGCAATGAAGACAAAGGCCTTCACGTCGATGCCTTCATTGGCTAGCACGTCTGAATAAAAAGCCGCCTGCACGTGATAACGCCATTTGGCGCATGACTTGGCAAAGGCATTCGGCCCCGCGTTGTCGGTGGTCTTCAAGTCAACGACGATGCCATCCTCGCGCAACCAATCCGGGCGGCATTTGACGCTGACGCCCCACAGTTCCGAAAAAAACGACACTTCCGCCTTGCCCGCGCCGCTATCCAGTAGTTCTTCGGCAATAGGGTGTTGGCCGACGCTGGCATTCATCGCTGCCAGGGTGGCCATGTCATCCAGTGTCAGCACCTCGCGGCCATTGGCGTCTGCCTGAAACGCTTCCCAAGCTTCTTTTCCGGCCTTGGTGCGGCGGTCAATCTTTTCGCTCATGACGACATAGGATTCGTCAAACACATCGCGCTCCAGCAGGTAAGCATGGGCCGCGCTGCCAAAGGTCAAGGCCGGGGTGGTTTCGCGGGGTGATTCCAACCAGGCGCGATAGTGGGCGGGTGACTGGTCGATGCGGTCCAGCCCGCTTTTGCTGATGGCGGGATGCCGGTGGTATTCGGCGTTGGTTGGGGTGTGGTCAATCATTAAGGTCTCTCTCAAGCTCGCTTTTCTCTCGCTGCAACTTCCCGATCCATGCGGCGAGTTGGGCTACTTCCAAATGCGCTTCTTCGAGTTCAAGCGCTATCTGTTGCCGTCGCCATTCGCGATGACGGCGATTCATGTCTCCGAGGCCGGCCCAGTCCATGAAGCGATGCCACGCGCTCATCTGTGCGCGTGCCACTTGTAAGGGGTGGCGAGGTACGAAAAGAAGCCGACCTTCTCGACAATCTGGTAGGCCTTGCGGCCCTTGCGGATAATGTCGCCGTGAAAGCGTGGCTTCCACGACCAAATGGTGTAGGCGGGTTTGCCTTCTTTAAGGCGTAAGCCGTATAGGTCAATGACGCTCATGTTTATGCCTCGATTACTTTGAGGATTGTTCTGTCGTTTTTGTGTACGTCGTTTAACGACCTATATTGGAAAGCCCATGAGTAGCCGCATTTCTCAAACATGGTCGCTCTAGCTTGATCCCAGTTTTCGGCGTTGATTTGCACACAACCAGGGCCGCCTTGGTTTCGGCTTAATGTGAAATAAAAGGCTTCCATCAGCATTCCTCCTGTCTTTTCTTCTCTTGTTCCCAAGCCGCATCGACGGCCTTTTTCAGATCGCGGGCGGCTTCAGCAGCCGACCAGTTCTCAAGCGCGTAAAGGATCTCCTCCACCGCGTCTTCACCAATGCGCTCGGCATAGGTGTTCTCGGACTCCCACTCTTCGCGGGCAAGGTCTTCGCTGTCGTCATAACGCGGGTCGCGGGGGTCGTTGGTCATTGGCCCATAGTCCCAGTCGAAACAGGCGCTCATGCCGCCTCCTGCACGACAAACTTGACGCCCGACTGCTCAATAGTCACGCGGACCACCGAACGGGCCTTATTGAGTTCGCGCCATGATTCGCCGGAGTCATCCATCGAGGCCCGATCCATTGCGTCCATCGCTTTGGTGATGGCTTCGTGAATCTGCATGAGTTGCCGAATGCTGATGCTGCTCATGGCTGGCACTTCACACAGGCCAGTTGAATCGGCTTTACCATCAGCTTGGCGTCTTGGCCGTCGAGGTATCCGGCCAGCAGCAGGCCGAGGGTGATAGCGATGAGGGCGAGGTTTTGGTTCATGACTTTTTCCCCTTGTAAAACGGGCTTTTTTGTTCCCATCCGTAACGGCGCAGAAAATCAATCGGCGCTTTGATGTTGACGTGCTGTTCAAGCCGGTTGAACAGCTCAAACGCCTTGCCAAATTTGTCTTTGAGTTCTTCTGGCTGGCGGTCTGGATGCAGGCATCCACGAATCATCTTGAATTCGTCATAAGTGATGATCGTGGTGATGGTCGTAGCGGCCTTGCTGATCTTCTTTTCAAGCTCAATCAACTCTTTGCGGGCCGCGTTGATCTTGTCTTGCTCACGGCCGATGGCAGCTTGTAGTTCTGTTTGGAAATCCTTCTGCATTTCAACCAGCTTTGCCTGCTCAAACAGCGCGATAGCCTTGTCAAGTTTCTGTTGTGCCGTCAGGCTGAGTTCTTGTTTTACTTCTTCGCATTTAGCAGGGAGCGCGTCGGCTTCTTCCTTCAGCTTTTCCTTAGCGATGTTGGCAAGTCGGTTTCTAGCTTGGAATCGTGTCAGCCCAGCTTCTCTGGCAATCGCGGCCTCACCCAAGCCTTGCTTGGCAAGTTCTGTCACCTTGCCGTCGATCACTTCGTCTTTATATGGGTTGACCTTGGATGTTTTGGCCTTGCGCTTCTTGCCGTCTTTGCCGATGACTTCGGTGGGTTGGTCTACTGTTAAATTTTTAACAGTAGAGTCGATCACGTTCTTGACCGTGACGTTGCTTACCCCAACCTCCTCAGCAATCTGCCGAGTGGACTTGCCTTCACTACGCTTTTTCATAATCAAGTCGTTCCTCTGATCTTTGGTCAGATGGCGACGGTGTTCATTGAGCGACTCAGCCAGCTCAAACGGATCGCCCTCGATCTCTTCATAGACGGGTTCAATACCCAGCTCGGCACACGCTTTCTGGCGATTGCGCCCATCAACAACCAAGCCGTTCTGAATGTAGATCGGTAGCCGCTGGCCTTTGGCCTGTATGTCGGCCTTGAATGCCGCGAAAGCCTCACCCTCAATCATTGGGTACTTGTCGGCGGCTTCGTGGTGCGGATAATTGTTCACGGTTGTCTCCGGTGAAGTGGGGGAGGGCGGCTACCCTCCCCGCGTTCAATTACTGAATGTATGCAGACTGCACCGGAGCGACCGACTCAACCGCCACTTCTGGCATCAGGTCGTCGTCTTCAGTTTTGTCTTCCAGCAATCCGGCGATCTTGCCGCGACGAATATCCAAGCCCATTGCCGACAGGATGCTTGGCACATGACGCCAAATGTCCGCATGGCTTAACTCTGCAACGATGGCGGCATCGGCATCCGTTCCTTTCAGCTTTTCAGCTTCTTGCTTAATTACGTCAGCCGTCAGCGCCTGGTCGAACTGAGCACGGCCAGCGACACCGGGAACGGTGAGGTAGTCCTCGATCCTGGCGTAAATGGCAGCGTTGTCCTTCAGCAGCAGATACTTGATGGCTGCTTTGTGGTTCCGCGTCTGAGGCTGTTTGGCATTCAGCGCGATGATGTCAAACTTGGTCATGATGTTTACCTATTGGAAAACCCACATATCCGGGTGGGTGTACCGGACGCCTTGTGTGGCGTTGGCTGTAACTATAGTTACATCACGAAGCGATGTCAACCATAGTTACAATCTTTTTTTAGGCACAAAAAAACCCGCACTGGGCGGGCCTTTCTGTTTTTGCTGCTGATTAGCTCACGGCATCAAGCCATGCCTTTTCGGTGATGATGGCGATCTTCCCGCCGGAGTTCTTCAGTTCGACGGCTTTCTGAATCTTCAGACCATGATTGGTATGCAACCAGTCTGGGCTTGATAGGGTACCAATGACAAGGTAATCGGTTTTGTGCGTGACATTGCCGCTCATGCTGCCGCCTTGGCTCTCAATGACACGCTCCACGCTGGAGCGAGGCCCAAAGATGAATTTACCTGTCAGGCAGAAGGTGGAACCATCGACCTTGATGTCAACTTCTTCGGTCGGGAAGGCGACGGGCGCCGGTTCAGCCGATCCGGTTTCCTTGAAATCGTCGCCAGATATGCTTTTTAGCGTTTCCAGCAGTTGTTCGCGTTCTTCTTCTGAAATGACACCATCGGCCATGACATGCTGGATGCGGTCACGAATGACGCTACCGGGCCAGTCATGGGTGACTTCTTGGTTATCAAGAATCCATGTGGATAGGAACCCGATTTCGTCATCATTAAGATGGTTGTCTGCTGTGAGTCCGCGACATATACCCAGCAAGGTTTGCATGGCTTTGGTCACGTTGCGCCTTGAATTGAATTTTGCTTGCTGTTTCATTTCACCCCCTCCTGTTTTAAAGCTCAGCGCCGGTAGCGCGTGTGCTCCATCATCGTTCCGATGATCTGAATCGGCTGCTGGTCTGAACGCATCACGGCATAATCCTCGTTAAGCGGGACCAGTTCAAAAACCTCTACCCCATTGACAATGCCGCGAGGCCGGTATTTTTTGAAGGTGGCCTCTTCTTCGTCATTGCGGGCCACCACGTAGTTGCCTGGATCGGGCATCACGTCCGGGTCGATGATGACAATATCGCCTTCTCTAAACTCAGGCTCCATGCTGTTGCCGACAATCCGTAGGGCAAAGGTGTGAGGACCGTAGGTGTTCAGGCCCATCACGTACTCATCTGCGCCACCACGCGGGAAGGTGTCCACGATCTCGCGCCAGTGGCCTGCCTGGACTGGGCTGATGATGGGATAGCCTCGGCGTTCTGGATGCAGATTTATGCCATAAGAGACATTTGGCTCCTCTTTTACCAGGCTCTCTGCGTCTAACAGCTCGTTCAGGCTAACGCCAAACAAAGCCGAAAGGCCAATGAGGCTATCGCGCTTGAGGTCTTTAGTCTCGCCAGACTCCCATTTTGATACGGCAACCCGCGATATTCCAATCGCATCTGCCACTTGTTGCTGCGTCAATTTTCGCTCCTTGCGAAGCTCTCTAATTTTCATGCTGATTAATTTGCTCATGTAACTATCGTTACATATTGGGACGAAAGTATGGTTTGCAATAGCGCGTAACTATGCTTACAATCAAAGGCATGAGCACACACCACCCACATTCAAAGATCATTGATTCGCTCGGCGGGACCGTTGCTGTGGCTGAAATGTGCCGGGTCACATCTCAAGCCGTTTCTAAATGGCGCAAGGACGGGATTCCAGAAGCCAGGCTGATGTACTTGCAAATTGCCAAGCCTGAAGCACCTTGGCAGGCTGAAAAGGCTAAGTCAGCCGCATGACCATCATCCCCCCTTTGGCCATGCCTGCCTATCCGTATAACTACCTATTTCACACTGCCTCACGGTCGAGCCGCGCTCCCGTGGGGCTTTTTTATTTGGGGAGGGGCTGATGAACGATGAATCCTTGGTGGGCAGGGATGGGCCTGAATTGATCAGCCTAGAACAGCAGCCGTGCCCACATTGCAAGCGCGCATGGATGGCCGAGGTTGAAACACTCAAGTCGCTGTTAGCTCAGGTTACGACAGAACTGGCAGCCATCAAAAGAGAGCTGAGGTTGCGGACGTGACGATTGAAGACGCTGACCCGATTGCGGCATTGAAGGCCATGACTGCCGAACTTAAAGCCGTGACAAAACCAGCAGGCATGGTCGCGACGACCATCACAGACAAGATGCTGGCTCTGGATGAAAGGCTTACGCGGATCGGTGGCCTAACCACTGGTACAGGGTCTTCATTGCCTCGGCTTGATGCGATCGAGACCAATGTGATGACTCTAGTGTGTCGTATTGACCACCTAGAGCAGCGTCTGCATCAAGCAGAAGCCGTTCTCGGTCAAGTTCTCCTTGGCGGGATAAAGCCGTGAGTATGGCCTGTGTCACACGCAGCTCCCGCTCGTGTTTAAGGATCACCTGCTGCATGTCTTTCATCAGGTCGAGCATCGCCGCTGTTGCATTGTTTCCCATGGAAAGCCTTCTGAATGTGTTGTTGAGAATTCGCATTCTGGCACAGGGGCTTTCCACCCATTTCACCGCCCTGCTGCCGAGGCGGATCAGTATCGGCAGATCCTTCTCTCCTCACTCCCCGTCGGGCAGACAGACGGCGGGATCTTTTTGAGGTGATGGCGTGAAGGAAGACACCCAACAAGAAACACCATCCCCATGCGAAACCTGCTTTCGGCGGGAACGCTGCGCGGCCTGTCCAATTCAGTGCTATCGCTTCGAGTATTGGGCCGAGACGGGTAAGGCAGCATGAGACACCGCTTTTGGACGCCAGAAGAAGACCGGCTGATGCAGCAGGAATACCCGTGCGGTGGCTGGCGGCATGTCCAGGCTTTGCTACCGCATCGCAGTCAGCAGGCCATTATCAACCGGGCTTCGTGGCTGTGTGTTGCTGCCAAGCTGACCCAAGACGACAAGCAGTTGATTGTTGCGCTGCACCCGGCCATCACCAAGCAGGCCATTGCAGACAAGTTTGGCGTGAACCGGCAGACCATTTACAAAGTTTTGAAGGAGGTGGCATGAGACGCCTCTGGACACCCAAAGAGGACGACCTGCTGCGCCGTGAATACGGGCAGATGCCGACGAGTGACCTGGCCGTGCTGATGGGCCGATCCATCATGGGTATTCGTGGCCGGGCGAAGAAGCTGGACATCAAGACGGGACGCTGGTGGACGGACGCTGAATCCGCCGAGTTCATCCGGCTTTATCCAGACATGGACACGCCTGCACTGGCTGCACACTTTGGCCGGTCCATCGACTCAATCTACAACCACGCCTTCCTGCTGAACCTGCACAAGTCGCCTGAATACAAGGCCCGCGTCCAGGCCCGCACAAATCTCAACCTATCGGAAAAAGGCAAGGCGCATCGCTTTCACTCGGCGCAGACACCGTGGAACAAAGGCAAGAAAGGCTGGTGTGGTGAAGGCTGCGAATTGACGCAATTCAAGAAAGGCCAGATTCCACAAAACTGGAAGCCGCTTGGTTTTGAACGCATCAGCAAGGACGGCTACCTGGAACGCAAAATTACCGACCTGCAAGGCGTGAAGAACTACCGCGCTGTCCACCTGATCCTGTGGGAGTCCGTCAACGGGCCATTGCCGCCCGGTCATGCCGTCATCTTTATCGATGGCAACAAGCAAAACATCACCCTGGACAACCTGCTACTCGTCACCCGTGCCGAGCTGATGCTGCGTAACACGCGCCATCGGTTACCGCCAGAACTCAATGCCGTCATTCAACTGCGCGGCGTGCTGAATCGAATTATCAACAACAAGCAGCGAGAAGCCGATGAAGAATCGCATGGAAGATTTGCGTAACCACTTGTTCGAGTCCATCGAAATGCTGAAGTCAGGTGAGATGGAGGTGGCGAAGGCGATGGCCATCAATAACGTGGCGCAAACCCTAGTGGCTAGCGCCAAAGTTGAGGTGGATTACATCAACAAGGTGGGCGACATAAATAGCCGCAGTGTCTTCATCGAGGGCAACCAACCGATGCAGCCGATGCGGCTGGTTAAAAACTAGGCAATGGGGAAGCGGCGCAAGCACGGTGGATTTCGCGGCCCCATGCCGATTGATGTGCAACTGCGGGCGCAAGTCGTGAGCCTTCGCCGCGCCGGGATGCTGGTGAATGACATTTGCCAGCGGCTGGACCTGCACAAGTCATCGGAACGCATGGCCGTCGAGATGATTTGCGACGCGCTGCCGAGGCGGTTTCAGGTGGGGATTGAGAGTGGGCCGCATAACAGCCCGCATCGGATTAGGACGGGGAATTGGGCATAACTACAAGGCAAAAGGAATACAAAAATAAATGAATGCAGTCATTAGCCTTGAAGAAAGCAACATTATCAGGATTGGTTCAAAAGCAGACCAATGGGCTGAACGCATTTGTTCACGCTGGCAGGACTCTGTTGAGTCGATTATTGATGTTGGGCGCTTACTTATTGAGGCAAAGGATGATTTGGCTCATGGGGAGTTCATGGAAATGTGCGATACGAAATTGCCGTTTAAGGACGCCACAGCACGAAGGCTAATGATTATTGGACGGCATCCAATGGTTTCAAATCGTGCACATGTGCACATTTTGCCGCCCAGTTGGGGAACGCTTTATGAACTGTCGAAACTAGACGAAGGTGCTTTCGAATCAGCGTTAAGCGACGGCCTGATTCACCCGGAAATGCAGCGCAAAGACGTTGCCAAGCTGCGCGACGATTCTTCAAGGGATGACGCACTTGATGGAATGGTGCGCGGCCCTATCCAAACCTGTAGCACTACTGACCTTCATGAACTCATCAACGGGGGTAAGCGTTTCTCGACTATCTACGCCGACCCGCCGTGGCTATATGGAAACCAAGGCACTCGCGCTGCCACTGGAAACCACTATGGTGGCATGACTAATGCTGAGATAGCTGCGCTGCCTGTATCCGAATTGGCTGAAGAGAACGCCCATCTTCACCTATGGACTACCAACGCTTTCCTGTTTGAATGCCGAGAAATCATGGAAGCCTGGGGATTCACATACAAGTCATGCTGTGTATGGGTTAAGCCACAGATGGGCATCGGCAATTACTGGCGTGTGTCCCATGAGTTTCTTCTATTTGGTGTGCGCGGAAAGGCACCATTTCAAGATCGTTCACTGAAAAGCTGGCACGAAGAAAAGCGGACAAAGCATTCCGCCAAGCCGGAGGCATTTCGTCAGTTTATTGAGCGGGCCAGCCCACCTTCATACCTTGAAATGTTTGCCAGACGCAATGCTCCGGGTTGGACTGTATGGGGCAACGAGATTGAGAAGGAGGTTTTCTATGACGGCCTATGATACTTGCCTCTCTGTTGAAGCTAAAGGACAAGAAATTATTACTAGCTGGCTGAGACAGCTTGGCCATGTTGTTGTCTTTAACCGTCATGATATTAGGAACGCTGAGTTTCAAACTTATGGTGATTTGATTGTTAAGCGGGCCGTAAAAGACAAACACGAACTGGTTGAGCTTAAGATTGAAGAGACCAACATTTATGGAAATCTCTTCATTGAGACATGGAGTAATAAAAATTGGTGGAATCCAGGATGGCTTTACAAAACAAAAGCTGATTGGCTTTTTTACTACTTCATCAAGGAAGATCAGCTTTACCAGATGAAGATGGAAAATCTGCGCCGCTTTTTGTTTGAAACACACAACACCGGCAAGGTTGAAACTTTTGCTAAATATCAAGAAAAACCACAGAAAAAGTACAACCAACCCAATCAAACCTTTGGTCTTTGCGTTCCAATTTCTGACCTTTTAAAGCAAACTGGGTTGATTATTTACAGCAACCCATATCAGGCCATCAAGCAAGCGGCATAACCGTGTCGGCATTCATCAAACTCCCAACTTACGCACTGACAGACGACCGTCTGTCGCATCGTGACTTGCGGGTATTGATGGCGCTCTACTCATTCGGCGCGAATCCAGGCGACGTGGTATGGCCTTCACGCAAGGCCATTTGTGACCTGACGCGCATAAAGGCACCACACGTTTCTGTTTCCATGTCGCGCCTGATTGACTTCGGTTGGATTGAACGCAAGCAGTGTGGACCTAACCCGAATCAGTACACATTGCGACTGCCAGAAGTTACCGAATCAGTAACCGTTACCAAAACGGTAGCAGTTACCGATTCAGTACCTAGAAGTTACCGAAACGGTACTAAAGAAGTTACCGAATCGGTACGACATATAACAGACCAAGAACAGACCAAGGAACAGACCAACACTGCACAGCGCGTGCGCGAGGAGGACAAGCAACCATCGGGAGCATCCGGTGGTGGCGAGGGACCGCATAACGGCGATTCGGCCAAGCCGAAAACAGCACGCGCCATTTCGATGACCGATACCTGGACACCCAGCGAGGATTGCTGGCGTCTGGTGGACAAGGCGGGCATCCCGCGAGACTTTGCCGAATCGATGATGGGCGAGTTTCGTTTGTACTGGCGAGACGAAGGCACCCGGCGCAAAAGCTGGAACGCGACGTTTCTCAACCGCGTCAAGGACCAATGGGCACGACGCAAACCATCACTCAGGGTGATTTCTCATGCAACCCATCAGCGACCTGACAACTCGGCTCCCGGCAAAGTCGCCAGGGCCATTGCCGAACGCGACGCCCAGCAATCCGCTGGCGCAGGCGTTCCGGGCAACGACTGCATCGAACTTGGACAGGCCGACTATTACGCAGTCGCATATTGACCGGCTATGGCAACACCTCTCAGCAACCTTCGGCCACAAGTGGATTTCATCCTACGGTGCCATGCCATCGGAAACCTGGCTGGCGGGACTGGTGGACATGACGCCGGAAGAGTTACGCACCGGGCTGGTGGCGTGCATGACGTGGGAACCCGAATGGCCTCCGACGTTGCCGCAGTTTCGGCTGCTGTGTCGGCCTATTCGCGAAGAGGCGCACCAGGTTTATCAACGCTTACCGGAACCGGCAGAACATCGCGCCCAACGCAAGGCCATTGGCATCGCGCATCTAGCCAACCTGCGGGAAGAGGGGCGCTATCGTGACTGGCTTCAGGCCAATGCGGGCCGGGTTATCAGCGATTTCGACAGTCATCTGCGGACGGTACGCGCATGGGTGAGTTAGTCGATATTACGGCGCGGTTAAATCGCCTGACCGATACCGTCAATTCGGTACGTGAACCCAAGCGCCAAAAACAACGCGAAGAGAAAGCCTACCTGCGCAACCACCATCCCGACATGGCCGACTTTCTGGCGGGCTTTGCGTCCGTCTTCAACCAACCCGGCGACATCCGGCGCATTCGCGTGAAGGATGACACCGGACTCATTCTCGATTCAAACCACTGGAAGTAGCACATGGCAGCACAGAAAATTTATGACGCGGCAGTCGCCACTAGCGAATATCAGGCCCGCGATGGCAGCACCAAAAAGAACTGGGTGAATGTCGGGGCCGTCTTGCAATTCGAGGATGGCGGGCAGTGCCTGATTTTGGAGAAGTGGTTCAACCCGGCTGGTTGTCCGGGCGACCGGGGCGTTCGCGTCAACTTCTTCAAGCCCAAGGAAAGGGA